GGATATTCTTCAAGTCAGTGCGCCTGAAGGAACTACAAACAATTTATTTGTTGGCTCAACAGTAGATTTACAAAGAATGTTGCAAGACATGAATAAGCCGGCTCAGGATGATAACGTAATTGATATTACAGATAGATTAGACGATGGAAAAGAATGATTCTTATTTAGGCAATCCAAGTGTTAAACGTGATGGCGTTGTTACTAATTGGACAAATGATGAAGTTAAAGAATATGCTAAATGCATGCAAGATCCTGCGTACTTTGCTAGAAGATATTGCAAAGTAATTCATCTTGATAGAGGTTTAGTACCATTTGATCTATATCCTTATCAAGAAAAAATGTTTAATCAATTTAATACAAATAGATTTAATATTGTCTTGGCTTGCCGGCAATCAGGTAAATCTATTTCGTCTGTAGCATATCTGCTTTGGTTTGCTTTATTTAATACCGAAAAAGTTATTGCTGTAATGGCAAACAAAGGTGCGACAGCCCGGGAAATGCGTGGAAGAGTAACTCTAATGCTTGAGAACTTACCATTCTTTTTACAACCCGGATGCAAAGCTCTTAATAAAGGTTCTATTGAATTTAGTAATAATTCAAGAATCGTTGCAGCAGCAACATCCGGATCATCTATTCGTGGTATGTCTGTTAACTTACTTTATCTTGATGAGTTTGCATTTGTTGAAAGAGCTGCTGAGTTCTATACCTCAACATATCCTGTTGTGTCATCTGGTAAAGATACAAAGGTTATTATTACTTCAACAGCTAATGGCTTAGGTAATGTTTTTCACAAAATCTGGGAAGGTGCGATACAAGAAACCAATGAATTTATTCCATTTAGAGTCGACTGGTGGGACGTTCCAGGAAGAGACGAAGAATGGAAAAAAGCTACAGTAGCTAATACTTCGCCTGTACAATTTGATCAAGAATTTGGAAATACCTTCTTTGGCACAGGCGACACGCTTATTAATGCTAATACACTTCTTGAATTAAGAAGACACGATCCGCTAAGAATTACAAATGATAGCGTAAAAGTTTACACTGATCCAATAAAAGATCACAACTATGTCATGATGGTTGACGTTGCAAAAGGAAGAGGACAGGACTATAGTACTTTTAGTGTAATCGATATTAGCGCGGAGCCATTCAAGCAGGTTGCTGTGTATCGCAATAATCTTATCTCTCCTCTCCTCTTCCCTAATATTATATATAAGTATGCGAATTCCTACAATCAGGCGATGGTTGTAATAGAATCAAATGATGCTGGGATGGTAGTATGTAATGGACTATATCATGATTTAGAATATGAAAATATGTTTGTTGAATCAGCTATTAAAGCAGATGCACTTGGTATTCTTATGACTCGTAAAGTAAAACGAATTGGATGTTCTTCATTCAAAGATTTATTAGAAAATAACAAACTTGAAATTGTAGATGAAGATACTATTATAGAAATATCAACATTTACCGCCAGGGGTTCATCATATGAAGCATCAGATGGAAATCATGACGATATTGTCATGAATCTAGTCATGTTTGGATATTTTGCTGGAACATCAGCTTTTGGTGAAATGACTGATATTAGCATACGAGATTTAATGTTTCAGCAAAGAATGTTAGAGATTGAAAATGATGTACTAGATTGGGGTTTTGTAGATGATGGTTTAGATAATGTTTCTCCGGCAACTCCAGATCAACCATGGTCAACAAATTTAGACGCAAATGATATGCCATGGGTTGTTCAAGAATGGTAATAATTTTTTAAAAATCAAATGTATATAAATAATACTAATTGAATAGACAACCGTATTATGAAACTTATAATTTCTATTAGATTGGAAAAGGAAACGACATGGCAATATATGCACCATCAGAGTCTCCGGCAGTAGTTACAAGAGAAATTGACTTAACCAACGGCGTACCAAATGTACCTACTTCTACAGGCGCAATTGTTGGCGATTTTCGTTGGGGTCCGTGTAACGAACCGATTCTCATTAACAATGAAGGAACACTAGTAGCCACATTCGGAACACCGAATGACGCCACTACTGTAGACTTTCACAGCGCATCATACTATCTCAGATATTCTAATGACCTTTATGTCATTAGAGGGATGGATTCAGATACCGGTGTCAACGCTTTTCAAAGCGGCGGCACAAGAGGTGATATTACAATCGAAAATGATGCTGAATTCGATCAAGTTTTTGGTGCACTATCAGATAGTGGCCATACGTTTATAGCGAAATATCCAGGAGATCTTGGCAATTCGTTAAAAATAGAAATTTGCGGTTCGAACCACGCAGATGCTTCAAACGCAGCTTATCACACAGATTATAATTCTTGGGCATACAAAGACAACTATGACACTGGTCCAGGTACATCAGCACATACCGCATCTATTGGCGGTGTAAATGACGAAGTTCACGTCGCTATTGTCGACACGACTGGCGATCTATCTGGTACAAAAGGCGCAGTGCTCGAAACATATCCGTATGTTTCACAAGCTAAAGGTGCACAAAATGCTGACGGAACTAATAACTTTATAACTGATGTTATTAATAACCGATCTCAGTATGTCAGACTAGTCAATATGCCGACTGGCATGGGTACCGGTGCAGGTTTAGCAGCTACTTCAACATCAGATATGAAGCTATCTGCTCAACTAGATGTAACATTAGCTACTGGTGAGAACGGTGATGCACTAGGAGTTGGAGACTGGATGAATGGTTATAATACAATTGAGGATGTTAACGCATATTCAATTGATTTTATTATAGCTCCCAGCTTAAACGGATCAACTGATCACACAACATTAGTTAACCATTTAACGACTATTGCAGCATCAACGAGAAAAGATTGTATGGTTTTTGCTTCTCCAAATAGAACCGCTGTTGTTAATAACAGAGCTCAGGCTAATGCGGCTATTCTTACCGGAGTGAAAAACTTTACACGAAGCTCGTATTTGGCAGTGGATAATAACTTCTTAAAAGTGTATGACAAATACAACGATAAGTACATCCATATTCCAGCATCGTCATCAACTGCAGGCTTGTGTGCAGCTACTGATAATAATTTTGCTCCTTGGGTATCACCTGCTGGTACACGAAGAGGTCAATATTTTGGTGTAACAGCATTAGCTTATTCTCCAAATAAATCACAAAGAGATCAACTTTATAGAGCTGGTATAAACCCAGTTACTAATATGCCAGGTCAAGGTATATTGTTGTTCGGTGATAAAACACACTTAGCAAGACCATCAGCATTTGATAGAATCAATGTTCGTAGACTCTTCTTGGTTATCGAAAGAGCCATTGCAGAAGCTGCTAAAAATATTCTGTTCGAATTTAACGATGAATTTACAAGAGCTGAGTTTGTAAACATTGTGGAACCATTGTTGAGAGATATAAAAGGTCGAAGAGGTATTACTGATTTCAGGCTAGTAGCTGATGAAACTAATAATCCACCTTCGATTATTGATACAAATCAATTTGTAGCAAGTCTCTTTATTAAACCAGCACGGTCGATTAACTTCATCACTCTTAACTTCGTTGCAGTTCGCACGGGCGTTTCGTTTGAAGAAGTTGTTGGTCAGGCTACATAAAGGGATAGGAGAATAAAATGGCAATTTTAGGTGTAGACCAATTTAAAGCTAAATTAGCAGGTGGAGGCGCACGCCCGAATCTGTTTAAAATTACTTTAGCATATCCGATCATTATGACAGGTGATGTTGAACTAACATCATTTATGTGTAATGCCGGACAATTACCTGGATCGAACGTAAGCTCTATTCCTGTACCATATAGAGGCAGAGTCCTTCATATGGCGGGTGATAGAACCTTTGATCCATGGTCAGTAAACGTAATCAATGATACTAACTTTGAAGTAAGACGTAGTATGGAAATCTGGATGAATGCTATGAACGCGCATTCAGCAAATACTGGTGTTACTTCTCCATTAGATTATCAAGCTGACTTAACTGTAGAACAACTAGATAAAAATGAATCAGTGCTTTATGCATACAAATTTAGAGGTTGTTTTCCAACAAATGTTTCACCGATCGCGCTGGCATATTCTAGCAACGATACGATCGAAGAATTCTCGGTTGATTTCCAAGTACAATACTGGGAAAGCTATTCAGGCGGTGAAGCAACTGGTGTTAAAGTTACTACTTAATTGAGTAATAAATAGTACTAATTGAAGAGGTGTAGGGGGAAATACTTTCCCCCTCGCCAACATATTTAAAGGATTAATTATGGCAGATGATAATTCACTTAAGCTTTTTGGCTTTGAGATAAAAAGAGCTGGATCAAAAGATAAAGACGAAAAGCTGAAATCCGTCGTTACTGCAAAGGACGATGATGGTGCAGGTTATGTAACTGCATCAGGTGCCGGCCATTTTGGTCAATATGTCGATATTGATGGAAGTGGTGCTAAGGATAATTACCAATTAGTAATGAAATATCGTGGAGTAGCTATGCATCCAGAATGTGACGCTGCTATTGAAGACATCGTAAATGAATCAATTGTTATAGATGAAGAATCTCCTGGTGTTTCACTAGTTCTAGATGAAATTGAGGCTAGTAACAATATTAAAGAACAGATTACAGAAGAATTTGCCAATATTTTAAGAATGCTTAACTTTTCAGAAGATGGACATGACATCTTTCGCAGATGGTATATTGATGGTAAGATTTATCACCACTTAGTTGTAGATCCAAGTAATGAAAAAATGGGTATTCAAGATATTCGATTTATTGATGCTCCAAAAATGCGTAAAGTAAAAGAAGTTAAAAAGAAAAAAGATCCATTAACAAATGCTGATATAATTGAAAATGTAAAGGAATATTATGTATATCAAGAAACGCCTGGTAAGGGCGGAGCTGGATCAATACATACTTCACAGAATAGACAAGCCGTAAAATTTACTGAAGATTCCGTTAGTTATGTAACATCTGGTTTGTTAGATGAGGCAAGAAAAAAAGTTCTTTCTCATTTACAAAAGGCTATTAAGCCTGTTAATCAATTAAGAATGATGGAAGACTCGCTTGTCATTTATAGACTAGCTCGAGCACCGGAAAGAAGAATTTTTTATATCGATGTAGGCAACCTTCCAAAGGGTAAAGCTGAAGAGTACATGAAAAACATCATGGCTAAATATCGTAATAAATTAGTATACGATGCTAATACTGGTGACTTACGAGATGATCGTAAACATATGTCAATGCTCGAAGATTTTTGGTTACCACGCCGAGAAGGTAATAGAAGCACTGAAATATCTAGCCTCCCGGGTGGGGATAACTTAGGTCAGATTGATGATATTAT